GTTTATGGCGTGGTGGTTTTTTAACTATGAAGAATTAAACCATAAACGTGTCCTCTCGCACGGAAAAAAGACGGGAGCAGTTTTACCGCAGCATTTCTGATAATTTTGCACTGCGGGGTTATGGTTTAATTACTTGATGGTTAACTTAACAGAGAATATTAATGGAAATCACACAACGTAAAACTGCGGATTTAATACCGTATGTGAATAACGCACGAACACACAGCGAACAACAGGTGTTGCAGATTGCGGCAAGCATAAAAGAGTTTGGTTTTAATTCGCCCGTGTTGGTTGACGGGGAGAACGGCATTATTGCAGGTCATGGGCGCGTGTTGGCGGCTAAAAAATTAAATCTTGATGAAGTACCAACCATTGAGCTTAAACACCTCACTAAGACGCAAAAGAAAGCATATATTCTTGCAGATAATCGTTTGGCGTTGAATAGTGGTTGGGATAATGATTTGTTGGCGTTAGAGCTGGGTGAATTATCCGATGACGGGTTTGATTTGGATTTGCTTGGGTTTGATGATACTGAATTGTCGTTGCTTGATGAACCAGAAACTACGGAAGGTTTAACCGATGAAGATTCTGTGCCTGATGTTCCCGAAGAGCCAATTACAAAATTAGGCGATGTTTGGCTGTGTGGTAATCATAGGGTTATGTGTGGGGATAGTACGAGCATTGATGCGGTTGATAAGCTGATGGATGGCAAAAAGGCTGATATGGTGTTTACTGACCCGCCTTACAACGTAGGGTTTAATGGTCGAAGTGGAAAGCATGATGTAATTATAAATGATGCAATGTCAGAAAATGACTTTGAATCTTTTATTTCCAATGTTTGCAATATAATAATTACAATAAATCCATCGGTTTATTATATTTGGTGCAACTGGAAGTTTTATGGAATATTACAAGGAAAATTAGAATATAAAACTTGTATTGTTTGGGCTAAAAATGTATTTGGATTAGGACGTGGATATCGACATCAACATGAATTTTGTTTATTTAATGGCAAAGTTGATGAAGTAATAAAAAATGAATCGGATTTATGGGAAATTAAAAAAGACCATAATTACGTTCACCCAACACAAAAACCAGTTGCTTTATCTGTAAGAGCATTTGGAAATCATATTAAATTATTAAATGTTTTGGATTTGTTTGGCGGCAGTGGTTCAACTTTAATTGGGGCAGAGCAAACAGGTCGCAATTCATTTTTAATGGAACTAGACCCAAAATACTGCGATGTTATCATCAAACGCTGGCAAGATTTCACAGGAAAACAAGCTATTTTAGAATCAACAGGCGAACCGTATGGCTCTCACACCTAAACAAGAACGCTTTGCACAACTGGTTGCTGAAGGAAAAACACAGGCGGACGCTTATCGTGGGGCGTTTGATGTTGGTGTTAATACCAAAGCTGAAACAATACAAAAAAGAGCTAGTGAGTTAATGTCTAGCGGGGCGGTTTCGGGTAGGGTTGACGAACTACGCAAACCCATCATTGAAAGCGTTGGTATTACGCTTGAATCTCATCTTAAAGATTTAATGACACTGCGAAACCTTGCTGTAAAAAACAATCAAATCAATGCGGCAATTACGGCTGAAATTGCCAGAGGTAAAGCAGCAGGCGTATCAACAGATCGCGTTGAAGCAACTATAAAAACAGGTTACACATTTGTGGTTGAGCGGGCAGCGCGTGAAGATTAGGCTTAAGTTAACCAAACCTCAAGAAGACTTCATTTTTAGTGAAGCAATCCACCCTGCAATGGTGGCAGGATATGGCGCGGGTAAATCACAAGCGGCTGTTATTCGCATTGCGTTGTTAGCGTTAAAGTATAAAGGCTTATCTTTTGCATTTGTTGAACCTACTTACGATTTGATTCGTTTAATTGCCTTCCCACGCTTTGAAGAAATATTAGATTCATGGGGCGTTAAATATAATCTCAATAAAGCCGATGCTATTATCAAATTAGACAATGGCTCACAGATTATTTTTAGATCAGCAGACAGTCCAGAGCGTTTAGTAGGGTTTGAGGTATCTGATGCCGTGATAGATGAAGCCGATACGCTACGCATTGACCAAGCGCGAACCGTTTGGACTAAAATGCTTGGACGTATTAGAGAACGCAAACCAGACAATTCACCCAACACGCTGGCGGCTGTATCAACGCCTGAAGGGTTTGGTTTTATGTATGAGATGTGGGGCAAAGAAAAGCGCGAAGGCTATGAGCTAATCAAAGCACCCACGTCAAGTAATCCTTATTTGCCCGATGGCTATATTGCGCAATTACAAGCAACTTATAGCGGATCTCAATTATCAGCATATCTTGATGGCAATTTTGTAAACCTTAACGCAGGCAGTGTTTATCATGAATTTGACAGAAATCTTAATGCAACCAGTCAAACAATTATGGCTGATGATGTGTTGCATATTGGTTTGGACTTTAACGTTGCCAATATGTCTGCTGTTGTTCATGTGGTGCGCGGTGATAGCGTTCATGCTGTTAATGAAATCACTGGTGTTTTCGATACGCCAACGATGGGCAGGATATTAAAAGAAAAATATCCAGCGCATAGAATCTTAATTTATCCCGATGCAAGCGGTAACGCTCGCAAGTCAAACAATGCAAGCGAATCAGATCACAGCATTTTGCGTTCGTTTGGTTTTCAGGTGCTGGTTAATTCACGAAACCCATTTGTAAAAGACCGTGTGTTGTCTGTTAACGCCATGATTAACAATCAAGGCGAAAGACGTTATTTTGTTAACGCGCAGTATTGCCCGTCACTGGCTGAATCACTTGAAAAACAATCCTACGACAAAAACGGTGAGCCAGACAAAAAAAGCGGATTTGACCACGTTGTCGATGCAACGGGTTATTTTATTGCGTATCGCTATCCAATCGTAAATAACAGACCAACTTTTGCGGCAATAACAGGTATTTAAAACTTTAAATTATGATATAATACACACAGTGTCTAGGGAATCGAACCCGAAAACGTCTTGAACAAACGCTGACACTATAACCTTTCGTTCACATAATCCAACTGTTCAAGGGATTCTCAAAATGACGACAATCAATAAAAAAATTTGTAAAAAATGTAAAATAGAAAAAGAATTTATTTTTTTCTGTAAAGAAAAATTATCAAAAGATGGATTGCATTCGCGCTGTAAAAATTGCGTAAAAGAATATAATTTAATAAATAGAGAAAAAAGATTAAAAAATTATATTGATAATGCAGAAAAAATAAAATTAGATGTTAAAAACTATAGAGATAAAAATAAAAATTTAATAAATGAAAAAAGAAAAATTTTAAGAAAAGAAAATATTATTGAATGCAGAAAAAAAAGAAAAGAATATAATTTAAAAAATAAAGAAAAAATAAAAAATCAAAGAAAAATTTATCGATTAAAAAATTTATCTAAATTTAAACAAAAAGATCAAGAATATTATCAAAAAAATAAAAAAATAAGACAAGATAAAAATAAATTATGGCATAAAAACAAAATATTAAAAGATCATGCTTTTGCATTAAAAGTAAGAATAAGAGATTTAATAAACGCATCATTAAAAAGATTTGGATATACTAAAAAATCACATACTTACGAAATTTTAGGGTGTGACTATGAAACATTTACAAATCATATTGAATCACAGTTTAAAGATGGCATGAGTTGGGATAATCGCAGAAAATGGCATATTGATCACGTTATACCTTTGGCGCATGCAAAAACAGAAAATGAAATAATATTATTAAATCATTATTTAAATTTACAGCCATTGTGGGCAAATGACAACCTTACTAAAGGATCTAAATTGCCTGCTCCAATTCAAAAAAATAAAATAGAACTATCAATAGCAAAAGAAAAAGGCTTAAAATTAACTCAACAATCAATATTTTGAGGAAAAACAATGGCTGTAGATACTAAGCATTCTGAATTTATAGAAAATTATGAAATTTGGGAGAGATGCGAGCATTTAATGGAAGGACAGGATGAAATACACGAATATGGAATAAAATACCTTCCAAGATTAAGCGGGCAAACAGATGATGAATATTATGCTTATAAAAAAAGAGCAATGCTATATAACTGCATGAATAGAACAGTTGATGGTCTTAGCGGCATGGTATTTATGAAGCCAGAAATAGTAAATGCTCCTGATGCAATGGATAGCATAGTAAAAGATATAACTATGTCAGGGCTATCATTGCATCAACTGTCAGAGCAATTATTAGAAGAAATACTTGTTATTGGTAGATGCGGAATTCTTGTTGACCATACGCCAACCATTAACGCAGTCACACTTGCACAAGCACAAGCACAAGGCGCAAGACCTTACGCCACCATGTATAATGCAGAATCAATCATTAACTGGAAAACTGGACGTATTAACAATGTCGAACAATTAACGCTTGTTGTGCTTGAAGAAGAAAACGAGATCCCCGTTGATGAGTTTGAGTCTAAATGCGAACCACAATGGCGCGTTCTTGATTTGGTCAATGGCGCATATCGGCAGCGTGTTTTCCGCAAAGACAAGCGCGGTGAGTTTATTTTAGTGGAAGAAATATTCCCACAAATTAACGGGCGTGTGATTAACAAAATCCCGTTTGAGTTTTTTGGCGTTCGTGACAATTCACCATGCGTTGATAAACCACCACTGCTAGACCTTGTTGACGTTAACCTGTCGCATTACCGCACAACAGCCGATTATGAACACGGATTGCACTTTACTGGACTTCCAACACCTGTAGTCACTGGTTATTATTCAGACGATAAAAGCGCGTCACTTCGCATTGGTAGCGGCACGGCATGGTTATTGCCAGACCCGCAATCAAAAGCATTTTATCTTGAATTTACAGGTCAAGGTTTGGGTGAATTGCGGGAAGCATTGCGCTCAAAAGAAGCAATGATGGCAACGCTTGGAGCGCGAATCTTAGCACCTGAAAAACGCGCAGCAGAATCAGCGCAAACGGCTAATATTCATAGATCAAGTCTCTTC